TGATGAAACCATTGGTTGGTCTTCTGCATACTTACCTAAAAGTGTAGTTGTAATGCGATCTGCAGCACCTGGGTTGAATATACCTACAAGGTTAGATGCAACCTTAATTGAGAAACCAGATAATGGTCCTGCAAGCGTAGGAACTGCTGACTCTGGGTTCAAAGACGGTGTAATCATCTTGAGTTTTGCACCAAATTCCACTGGGAATGGTGTCTTAAACTCAGCAGGTACACCTAATGCTTGCATTGCACCTTGAACTGCCTTGTAAACGTACTGTGTACCAGGGTAGATGAAGTATGGCTCACCCTGATCGTCTTGTTGTACCCAACCTGAGTGGGTTACACCCTCATAAGTAAGGCTTGCCTTGACAATAGCCTCTGGGTTGTAGCGCACAACGCGGTACATACGACGATAGAAGTCTTCAGTAGCACGATAGAAGCGTGCAAAGTTACGAATAGAGAAAGCCATCTGGCTTTGCACTGCAGGATTGTCAACGTATGCCAATGTCTGCAAGCGTGCTCGGTCTTCTACGATCTCTGCTAGCTTTGTACGTGCGTTAAATTCTGCTTTAGCAAGTGCTGTTGGGTCTGTGATGCCCTTTTGGTATGAAGCAATGAAAGCCTTTTCAAATCCAGAGTCATCAAACTGCTTACGCATCTTAATCATCTCAGATAGAACCATAGGTTCACGTGACAGACGGGCGTTAGCCTCACCTAACCAGTCCCAACCCCACTCCATAATGGATGTGGTGTAGTTTCCGGTATCTGTAACAGGTACTAACTGTGGTCCAACGATGTAATCTGGAACATCATCGATGTTCTTTGGCAGATCATCAAGACCTATCTTGCCAGCAATGCGGTATTCGCCTGCTTCATCATCAAACTTACGTACCTTAGATAGCAAATCTTGATTGATGTTGCCATCTTTCTTAACAAACAACTGCTTTGCTGCGTCATAAACGCGCTGTGCGTGTTCTTCATTGCTAATGCCACGCTCTCCCATACGAAATGCTGCAACTTCCTTAGCATTTGCTGGGTCATTTAAGTATGCAAGTACTTTGCTTACTGCAAGTTTCTCATCATCTAAGTTTGCCACCGCAAGACGACCTAGTTTGTCGTTTGAGTAGTAGCCAATACGCATTGCCCAGGCAACCTGAGTCGCTTCGTTAGCAAGCGGTGCCATAGCTGTGTAGGCCTTAGCACCCTTGGCACGTGCAAACTTACCTTTAGGTAGGTTGTAACCTAGTTCTGCTGTGCGGACATTGTTCTTACGTGCAAAGTTAAGAGTACGTGTAAAGGTATCAACACCAGTAAATGAGTTCTTACCGCCTTCAACAACGTCCATAAGAGCGTTGTCTAGGTCACCGAATAGAATCTGCTCTTGCAGATACTTGCGGTCATCGGCAGTAAACTTACCCAAACCTGTTTGGTCATAAAAACGTGTGAGCTTGCCTTCATTCAAAGCCTCTGCAGTAATCTGACGAATTTTAACTACATCGCCTTGTGCTGCTGCAATAGCCTGTGTGTAGTGCTCTGCCTCTTTGCTGTTAACAAAGCGGATAACTCCACCAAGTGGGTTCTGTGCAGCGTTGCCTAATCTGGTTAGACCCTCTTCAACTTGGCGTGCTGTACGCAAACGAGTTGATAGACCACGTGCTTTGACTAAACCAAATGCTGACTCACCGATTGCAAGGTGAACCATTAAATCTTCTGTTGCGTTACGGATAGCATAACGAGGACCTGCAAGAGTCAAGAATGACCATCCTGTAGTCATTTTCTCAACCCAGTTAGAGTGTGCAACCCCTGCAATTTGCTGGATAAGTCCAGAACGTGCTGCTGCACGGTCAATATCACGGACACTAAGAGTAGATACGTAATCTGATAAGTCAGACAGAATAAGACCAACTTGCTCGCCATCAGGTAGCGCTGCTGGGTTATAGCCAGTGCGTGGATCGGTAGTAGCAAACTCACGCTTAGGCGTAGCCTTTAGCTGGTCATCAAGTATCTTGCCTTCTTTGGTTACATTCAAGCCGCGAATATCGGCGATAGTTGATTGCAAACCGTAAAAGATTTCCTTCTTGCGTCCTACTTCAGCATTATCAAATGCTTGTGCGATAAGACGTGATTCACTCTTTGGTAGAACCAAGCGTGCGTATCGATAGACCTTAGATGCACCGTCTTTAGAGGTAACATCAAATAGATCATCTTCAAAAAAAGGAACTTGTGAGAACTTAGCCTTGAAGCGGTCAATGCGATACTGAACCTGTGCCATAGAAAAGCGTGCTGTTCCCTTAGCGTTACGGTTGCCCTTGACTGTATTGACGATAGTTTCCTGACCATCAATGACTGCTTTCGCAATGCCGTCATCAGTTGATGCACCACCAAAGTAAAGATCATCTACAAATCTAGGACCAATTTTATCTAAGTTAAAAACTTTATTGGCTGTAGTTACAGCCTTAACTCGCATTGCACGAGAGCCAGGAACTAGCGGATTACCCAACTTAGGAATCATCACACGCTTGCGACCAATCTGGCCCTTCATCATCTCTTCTAGTTGCTTGGCGTTCTGAAAGAAAGCCTTAGCACTGAGTGCATCTGTGATAGGCACAGCCTCATCTGCTGTGTTAATAAATGACTTAATTACTGGATCACCGAACTCAGGTGCAAGTGTTGTTAGACGCTGCTTAATAGCAACTGCATCTTTTGTAGCACCCTCATCAACAGCCTTCTTGTAGGCCTTAAGGTCTGCGCCGTACTGGTTCCAAAAGTTTTGAACCTGTGGACGTGCAAATACTTCGTCAACCTTGTTGCCACCAACGACAACATCAACTGAATAACGAGATATATCTACAAGGCGCTTTGCTTTACCTGCAAGGATTAGTGGATCTGCAAGGACGCGGTATGCCGCATCAAAAGTACCTGATACTGCGCGATAGAAAAAGCCTGAACCTTCAACCTGTGCAGGTGTAATAAGGTTTGCAATCTGACGACCAGGAGAGTACTTAGCAGCCTGTGCTGCATCTAGTGCATCTTGAAATAAATCATCTTTGTTCTGTGCAGCAAGGGCTGCAAGTTGACGCTCTGACTCTGTGCCAGATGAAGCGATAGCGCTTAACTTCTCACCAGCTGCAACTCGCATTGCAACGTTGACACGGTCTGTACCAAACTTTGTACGAGCATCTTCGATGCGACCTGGGTTGAATACTTTGTCGCCTTTGTCATTTGCTTCAGTCCAAGCAAAACCAAGTTCACCGCGTTCTGCAATAGGAATAACTGCTGCACGATATGCACGAGTTGTAAGATCTGAAACCTCAGTAAGTCCTGCTAGTAATGCACCACCTGTATAGTGCCAAGCAGTGCCCAGCCAACCACGCTGTGGTTTAGTTACTGGATCTTCTTCTCCTGCTACACGCTTAAGAGCAGCCTGCTGTTGAGGCGTCTTTAATGCATAAGCCTGCTGTGCAGTTCTTTGTGGAAGATTAGAAAGTTCACGGTGTACAGATAGCGTCTTGTTTAACGCTTCCATTTCCTTTTGCTCTGCAGGTGTTAACCCTGCAGCAGCAGCGGCAGCTTTGAAGTCAGCCAATTAGTCACCTCGCGCAACAGCCTGCTGATACAAGATGGCAATAGAACCGTCTGTATCAAATGGCAACATCTTTGCTAGTGTGTCAGAAGTCTTAGTAACAGACTTTTGCATCATCAATGCAGATGCTCCTGGGCCTGCACCCATATCAACACCTGCAGTGATAGGTTCATTAGGACGCTCTGATGGTGCAAATAATTCTGTTACTGGTTCACCTGCTCCGGTTAAATCTTCACGGAACTTAGAAGGAGCTTGTCCTCGTACATCAGGTGTTGTGCCAAGCGGAGCGCCAGACTTAAGTGCCTGTGTCTCTACGCCTTCACCGTATGATGTGGAACCCATAGATAGTTTATCTGTACGAACAGCGTACTTTCCTGGACCTGATACACCTGCTTTTGGGTTCATTGGTGCAGTTGTCATTTGTCCTCCTCTAATTTCTCTAAATCTTGTGCCATATCTTCCCAAGCCTTACTGACTTTGGTTTTATGATTGGCGTGGTAAATCGAAAGTTCATATACTTCAGACATTAGTGTCTCGAAGCATTGTGTTATATTGTAAAAGAATCCTATGACTATTACTAGGAAATCTGTCCGGCGTACAGGGCGCGGAATCTTCTCGTTATCGTTCAACACCCTGTACACCTTTCAGTAGTAATTAAGCCTTCTTGCCTTTGCGAGCTGTTCCGGCATAACCGAAATCAACTTTACCGCCCTTAACTGATCCTGCCTTTGTATCTACCTTGATTGGTTGTACTGGAGCTGGAGCGTGTGTTCCCTTGTTCATATGTGCACCTCCTTCGGTTACGCTGCGCCGGTGATACCGGCTAGTAGTGTCGCTATATCGGGTTTTTGACCAGCAGCAGGGGCCATACCAGCTTGTTCTTGTGGAGTTTGCTGCGATGCAGGAGCGGGGGCCGCACCTGCTGCTGGAAGCTGTGGTTCCATACCAGCCATTGCCATCTCAGGCATTGGTGCTGGTGGTGGTGGTTCTGGAGCGAATGCTCGCTCTACGATTGTTTCTAAGGCTAATCCCTTTTGGCGACCCTTAATAACTTCTGCAATACGAGTAACAATTTGTGATGGGTCTTGACCTTGCGCTGCCAAAGCAGGTATCGCCTGAGCGTACTGTGCAACAGCAACACGCAAAGAGTCGCGCATTTCTTCAATGTCAACACGCTGTTCCTCCTGGGTTACATTCAAGTCCATTGGAATCTCACGACGTACATAGTCACGTGATACCAACTTGTCAGAACGCATCTGTAGCAATGCAATGATTGCACGTGATGGGTCCATACCAGACATAATGCCGTAGCGAACATCTACACCGTACTCGCCCTTAATGTCACGAGATGGTGTGTACTTGAGAACATAAGGTGTTCCATCTTCTGAACCCTTGATTGTCTTTTGTACTCTGCCAAATAATTTTTCATCTACTTCAAAGCAGAGCCCAACAAGATCACTGAACATTCTAGCGAATTGGGCTTGAGCAGATTTGATTTGAGTATCAAAACCAGCTTGCAATTCTTGAACGCCACGACCAGTAATAACACTTGCACTGGTATTGCCGGATCTGGTTTCAGGGTAACGAGCGCCAAGCCGTAGTTCACGTTCCAGCACTCCTGACTCTGTAAAGACTCCTGGTGGTAGTTCTAAGCCTACACGACGGATGTTCTGTGGCTGAGAAGAACGCATAATTGAATCTGGACCAAGAGCAAGTTCCTGCACATCTTGTGGAATAGCAATAGGTGCTTGGATAGATTTTTCTGCAGCCTGAATCTGAAGGATTGCAAAGCGAGCACGAGCGAGTTGGACTGCCAACACATCGTCATACTGACCACGTGCTTGACCATCAAGAGAAGGTCGCTGTGCAAGTACTACTAGACACTTACCCAATGGGTTTGGTGTGCGTACTAATGTTAGGTTCTTGCGCTCTGGCAAGTAGATAAGGTCTTGGTCCTTATCGTGGTAACGAACCATAGTGATGTATGGGCTACCTGGCTGGTAGTTATTCTTAGCCAAGATTGCTTCAGCAAATTCTGGGTACTGAGCGCAAAGAGTTTCAGTGTCAGTTGAGAGTACCTGTGTTACAGATACTACGCGACCAAAACGATCTACCTCTGGGTATACACCCCACGGATTAAGTATGCGGATGCGTGGGTTGTTGGAGTCGTAATCCATCTCCACCATACCTGCAACCATTCCGTAGGTGTTGTACCAGTCAGCACCGTCGTACATCTGAAGTTGTAGTTCAGAGTTTGAAATGTAAAAGTTTGCAATACGGGTACGTTGATCTGCCATCTTACGTGCAGAGTCTGAAACCATATTTGTAGCTGAGCAGTTAAATGATGGCAGTGGTGCCATTGCTTCTGCTAGATCTCGTGCTGCGACGTCAATGAAGTTGGCGACGAGTGGCTTTGGGTAATCTTCGGAGAACATCGAAGGATAGACCTTTGATAGATCGCCTTGACGCACCGAAAGCACATCACGCATACGCTGATCGCGTGCAGCGAATTTGGTCTGCAGTCGACCTAACTTATCGTTAACTTCTTTTGGTGTTAGCACTGGGGTTCCTTATCTGATGCCTTTGTAATCTATGGTTCTACCATTGTATGTAACTTTAATTTTTTTAGGATCTCCACCTGTTGCTTTTGTTGCCTTAAGAGATTTTGCAAACAGTTCTTCCAAAATAGCATCTGTCTGTGCATTTTTATTAATAGGTGGAGTTGTCTTATTAACTACCTTTGTTGGTACTGCCTTCTTTGTTGGTGTGTAAGTAGCCGGGATTCTTTTCTCAACTGCTTTCTTTCCAGCAACTTTTGCAGCAGCCTTAGCCACTCCACGTACAACAGCGCCAGGACCAATGATTTCGTTCTTCTTGACATTACCAGGCTTCTTCCATTCTTCTTGGAACTTTGCCTTATCTTTTGGTGACATTGCCATTGTTTACCAGCCCTTATCCCCAACTACACCTTCCCAGCGTTTAGGATCGTATGTTCCTTTAGGCTGTGGCTTTGGTGGTGGTGTGTATTGAATTCCTAATAACTTTGCTAATTGCGCCTTTTGACTAGGAGAAAGTTTTTTAACTCCTGCTTTAATAAGCTCATCCATAATACTAGGCTGTTTTGTTTTACTAGCAGTAGGTTTTGGAGTTGCCTTAGGAGTAACCTTTGGTTTTGCCGTTGGCTTAGGCGTTGCCTTTGCAGTTGGTTTTGGTGTAGCCATTAGTAATCCTTATCCCTTGTATACGTCTGCGCCGTACTTCTTCTTGAGAAGTTTAAGCATTGCTGCATCTTGCGGAGTCATCTTTGGCATTAACTTCTTTGCATCAAAAGTCTTTGCAACTGATCCTTTTACTACTGGCTTCTTTGCTGCTGCCATTGTTATCTCCTTAGATAAATTGTTTGTTCTGATCTGCGATTAACTGGTCAATGTTGACCACTACACGCTTTCGTTTCTCAGCTGATGTAAGAAACGGATTCTTTAGATGGTGTGAGTTGTACTGACCGTAGTTGAGCATCTCACGTGCTCGGATCTCGCAGAACCACAGCGCCATTACTAAGTCTGTCTTACCCTTAGTAGTAGGTGTCCAGGTGATTAACTGTTCGATTAACGCCTTAACATTTTCCGTCTGATCTGATGGAAGATGGATAAGATTGTCGCGGTGGTGTTTGCCGTCGTGCTGCTTGGTGCCGAACAGAGTTGACATTGATGCAACACCAAAGCCTGCGTCCCACTTGTTGTTACCTGTATGGTGTTCCCGCAGTAACACTCCGCGTGATGCCAAGTGTTGTCTGATTCCTTCATCTTGTGTGAGGAAAGACTGGAACGCATTACGTTCAACAATCCACTCAGACGGGCCGTATAGGGAAGTCCAATTAAATATAAGGTCACGAATATCGGCAGGAGACGGTCTAGTAATTTTAATAGCATCTACTATGTACCTCTTGTTGGTATTGCGATCTATCGCATAACAGATAGCTGCGGTATCACCAATCATCGCTGGGTCGAGACCACAGATAATTGAGTAGCCACCTAGATCTCTAGGATGACCAGGGTGACCTGCAACCAAAGGACCAGATTTACGCATACCATCAATAGAGCCACGAACACAGACGGGATCGAAAGCTGAGTTCTCGGATACATCTTGCTGTTGATAGACAAGTGCCCAAGTGGATGTATCCATCGCCTGACGTTCGTTGTAAAGGTTACGACCTGACCAGCGTGGGTAGAGGCCGTTCTCATCTTTGTCTGCTTCTTCTTGTCCATCAAATGGAGCATCTGACTTAGGCCACAAGGTGACCCACTTGTCAGGGTCTTCATCTGTTTCTAAAAGGGCTGGCATAGCAAGATATGTCCACGGGACTAAGCCACCTGGGTATCTATCCTCTTGACGAAGCTCGCGGTACAAGTCAACGGAGGCTACGCGGGTTCCAATAATAATCAGCTTACCTGTTGGGTTAAGACGAGAACGTACGTCCTGGGTTAACCACTTGATCTGACGCTCGAAGTCATTGGCGTTAGATAAAGTCACCGCATCGTCTACGATAATCATATCTGCACGCTTACCGTAGATCTGACCACCGATACCTACGGCTTCGATGTTTGGGTCCTTTTCGCTGGACTCACGTAGCTCATCACCGAAGGTGACACGGGTAGCCTGCCAAGAGGCTGTCTTAGAGTTAAACCCTACGCCAGCAGCGTACGCACTTTGTAGTTCTTCATAAACTGGGTGTGTAAGGCGTTGCTTGATGGCGTAGAGAAAGTCGGCTGCTAGTCGCTGAGTTTGGGATACAATCAGGACTCTAAAGTTGGGGTTGCGTGCAACCATCCAGGTGACGTAGTCCACAGTGATTGTGATGGACTTGGCGTGGTTGGGTGGGATGTTGACAAGGATACGGTTATTAGCCAGACCCTTTTCATACTTCATAGAAGGGTGTAGCCAGCCTGGTTCGCGGCCTTCAATTACATCTACAATGTTCTTCTGATGGTCAAAGGTCTGGCTGTGAAGGAATCTCTGGCGAAATTCGACGAAGTCAATGTCGTGGACATCTCCACCTGCAAACTGCTTGTCCTTGAGTCCGAGTCTGGTTCGGTCTATCTTGTCTGCAAAGATCTTATCTGTGCGACGGTAGTACTCATAAGTCTTGATGGATTTGCCGGAAGAGGCAGTTGCTGCCTCAATGGTCATACCTTCTGCTACACAGCCAAGGATAATACGCTTGGCAATATCTGCTGAGTTTTCAGCCACGTAATCTCCTAAATGTTATGGGGGACGGGCCGAGATCGATTTAATTAGCTGCGTTGCGAATATTCGATTAGCTGTCAAGTTAATAGAACTATCCCCACTAAAAAGCACCGCTAGTCGGGCTTAGCGCCCGAAGGAGCCACAGCGAACTGAGGGGTAAGTTAGTGCTCGGCCTAGGGGCCTCGCGAAGGGTAACCGTAGCGAACTGGACGGGGCTATCTCAACTACCGCCCCTACTGTATATAAGGCAGGAAATTTAAGCCATTTCCCGTTTTTACAATGTGACGTTAGTCACATACAGTAAAACCGCAGGTCAGAGCTATAATTGGATCTCACTTTAGTCGAAATATTTATTTGGGGAGTATAGACACACCCGCCGTCAAATTCAACAACGGGGGGTGCCCGTTCCCTGCTGGCAAGGCTTGACCCCCACCCCCTGCCCTGTGGATAACTGGTCAGACCTGTGGATAACTTTGGGATTGGTCGGAGGGCTCTCTAACCTATCGGCACTATTTAATAGTCTGCGCCTAGCCCTATTTAATAACCGCCTAACCTTGTAGCTGCTAACCGATAGCCCTAACCGGTGACCTAATCGCCTAGCCTTGTCGGTGATCTAATGGCCTAACCCGCTAACCCTTGCTAACCCTTAGACATATCCGCGCCTATTGTCTAGGCATAACCTTATATAATCGTTACCATATTGTTACCTAATAATATGCCAGATAGTATTGACACGGTATAGTCACGCATATATCTTTTACCTAGTGGAGCTCACCTACAATTCCACTAGATAAAGGGTTAAGGTAATGACAAGATCTAAGCAAGATAAAGCAGACTTTATCGCTAACCTACGCGCCGGCGTAGAAGCATTAAAGGATCAAGGTATCACGCCACCTAGTAACCTACTAAATAGCTTCTCACCTAATAACGCATTGATGATTATTCTGCAGAAGCCTAACGCGACACAATGCGCCGGTTTTCACGCGTGGCGTGAAGCTGGCAGAAGCGTAAAGAAAGGATCTCGCGGAGCTGCTATTCTAGTGCCTATCGGCGCAGACGACGACGGAGATCTACGCTTTACCTGGCGTTACGTGTTCGATATTGCAGACACGGAGGAGATTAGCGAGACATCTCCACGCTTAGCGCGTGAGCTGGCGGTGGCATAATGGCGCGCTCACTAGTTAAGGTTATGAAGCAAGGTGTCGAGATTATTAACGCAGAATTGACTCTCGCGCAGCAGAAGCGGATCCTTGCAGCGTGGAAAGAATTAGAAAAATACGGAATAGGCTTCAATGATGAGAAAGTGAGCGCGTAATATGACTATGAGCGCAGCTAACCTTATTCAATGCCTAGCCGGTGATCTTATGGCAGATCCTGGCATATTGTTCGAGACTATACGAGAGGAGGAGGATATTCTACGCGTGATCCGCAGCTATAAATCCGGAGACTTTACTTATGAGCAAGTATTAGACACGATGAAAGATTATATCTAGTGCTTTACTATAGGGGAGAGTACGTGTATCCTCTCTCCTATGGTAGCTCACTAGGAGCTAACTATAGAAAGGGTTAGAGAATGAAGCAGGATAAAGTTATCAATGAGCAGGGCAGAAAGATAGTTACCACCTACACGCTAGAGAATAACTATCGTGTAAAGGTATCTACCTACCATTCATCTACTAGTAAAGTTATCTATTCTGTTCTTTCGGAATGTATAACAGGCACTAGTGGAATTTTTACTATGGAAACTTTTATGATGTATCGAGACTATAACGCGAGAGTAATTAGCGAGCCGGTGGCGCGTTATTCTTTCAAGGTATTACAGGATCAACACGAGCGAGCTATCGAACAAGCAGCGCAGCAGATCGCCTATCTATTGGCAGAAGGTGAAGTGGGCGCGAGAGAGTGCCAGACGCTAGAAGCTGCCTAGTGTTTGCCTATCGCCTATCCGTTAAGGGTAGGCGGTGGGGAGATACTAGTCTCCATTCCACTATTGAAAGGGTTAAACAATGGATCAACAATTAGGTCGTCCGTTTGATGAGGATACTCTCATTCAGCAGATCGGAATACGTAACGTCGGAGCTATAAGCGGAGGACGTGTAGGGGTATACAAGCCAGAAGGTGAGTGTGTAGAAGTAGAATTGCCGGTGTCTGCCGGCTATCTTGTCCGCATAACACTAGCCTGGGACGATACTTATACTGTCGAGAGAGTGTTACGGCGTAGGGCTAAGGGTAAAAGCTACAAGGAAAGCAAGGTATTAGGTCGCGTTGAAGGTATTTATTGCGATCAGGTGGGAGAGGTTGCCTACAATGCTTCTTGCTATAAAAACGTCAAGTTTGGGCAGCAGGTGGAAGCGTGAGCGTAACTATCACAATGCCTAAACAATGGGATAAAGAGACGGCACTAGCGGTGCTGGACACTTACATAGAAGGTTTGGAGCGCGGGTACGTGCTAACAATTACCGAAGGGGAGGGCGAGTAATGCAATACATAACACCGAGAGGCTGGCTAGTAGCTGGGATATTGATAGGGCTATCTATTTGGGGACTATGGGAGATTTCAGCTCACCTACTATGGACCGGCACCGGCTATGAATGGTGTGAAAATCTATTAACGTGCGAGGGAGAGGGTAAGTAAATGATCGAACTAAGCGAGACTATCTATCGCCTAAGTATCCGAGAATTTGAGGATATGGAGAGCGAGAGCGAGAGAGCGTGGGTAATAGATCTATTGGACACTAGAGGTAATTGCATAATCGAGGGAGCTGGCGTAGCCGATACCTTAATGAAATCTATGGAGGAGGCGGGCAAGGCTATTACCTTGCACCTAGCCAATGAATGGTTAATGGCGAGGGCAGACGTATGAGTTACGAGCCACCACTAAATGACCCGATAGCGGGAGAGGCTGAACTATGGAGATGTGCAGGGTGTAACGAGTACTTTCACCCTGATAAATATGACTGGCACGTGGACGAGGAATGCCCTGGTCCACTAGGAGCAAGTGAGGGAGAGAGCGATGATTAGTTGCGAGTTGCAAGACCTAGAGCAAATTATGGGTAAAGCTGGTGTGTTATTAACTGGTAATGCTTACGACAAGGCGCAGGACTACTTACAGGATCATTGTGTATGCGCTACCTATAACTATTTACTGGGCTACAAGCGGGGGAGAGAGTAATGAATAAATGGGAACTGAAAGAGGATAGCGAAGTATCGTGGTGGCATTGTGGACGTGCGGGTTATTGGGAAGGGCAAGAGGTCTATTGCTCTAAGTGTCAGACTAAGTTAGAGGAGGTAGCGTAATGAATGAGGAGTATCTAAAGGCTAAGGCAACCTTATGCCTTAACCAAGCTGAGATAGACTTACAACAGGAGGAGATAGCGCGAGCTATCAAGAACCTAGAGCGGGCCAACAGTGCGCTATCGCGTATCTTTAATTTGGAGGAGGACGAGAGTGAGTAGAGTGACAGGATTTACTATCTTTACTAAAGAGACAGGACAGAAACTAGCAACGCTTCCACTTACTATCCCTATCGGGGCAACAGTAGAGGCGTACGAGAGAGACGGACAAAGCGTGGGTTGGGGTTGGGAGGAGAGCAATGAGTAACATCTACACCATTCACCCGCCTAAGTCTGATCTAATCTTATTCTATGAAGTGGTTACGCCAGAGGGAGAGAACGAGTGGGGTGGAGCTAGTGCTGAGCAGTGTATGCAGTGGCTTACCCTTGCGCCTAACGGCAGTAGAGTCTTGGTGAGTGCGTGGGATAGTGATGAGGAAGATGCTCACCTAGTGGGCCAGACGATAGACATAACCCAGATTATTCAGCGGGCAAGGGAGGTAGGAAGATGAGTTTAGTACTAGGGATAGCGTTAGTAATGGTGGTAGTCTATGTGCTTATAGTGTGGGAGGACAAACTTAATGGAGAGTAGGCAAGTAAGCGGGAAACAGTCTATCCACTACCGAAATTACAGAAGGGCAAGAGACAAGGCACTCGTGCGTCTAGCGCACCTATACCCAGACACATACAAGCAGCTGCTTGATGAACAAAGGAGTTTTGATGAGCAAGAGGGCAAGACTTGGATCATTGATAGTAATAGTAGGCTTACTGTGGGCGTTCATACCAGAGCGAACACAACCCCCGACGTTGCAGGACGTACCGATTATGAAAGCACGGACGAAGGCTACAATGGAGGAGAAGCGTGAGAACAAGGCACTTGCAGTTAGTTACGCACGAGCACTCGGCTACAACCAAAACCAAATCAGATGTCTTGTCACCCTTTGGACCCGTGAGAGCAGGTTTGACCACCTCGCAGACAACCCAAGAAGCACAGCTTATGGAATTGCTCAACTCCTTAGAGAGCGTAGTGGACAACCTGAACTTCAAATCCTTCACGGCATACGATACATTGGTCATCGCTATGGAGGGAGTGCGTGTCGCGCTCTCGGACACTCCGATAGACGAGGCTGGTACTGAGTAATGATACACTTACCAAGCGGTGATAGTTCAATGGTAGAACAACTGTCATTCCAGACAGGAGAAGGCGGTTCAATCCCGACCTCACCGCTCCACCCTTATCGAGTGGAGAAGATAGAAACAAAACTTGGTAAAGAGTTTGTCAAAGAATACCACTATTCACACGGCATACACAATGGCCCTATGTGTTATGGACTTTTAGATGGCTCTAATCTTGTAGGAGTTTTGGCTTTTGCTACCCCTTGCAGTGAAGCAGTATGCGCTAGCGTGTTTGGTGTTGAGCATAAACGATCCGTTACTGAACTACATAGGTTGGTATTACTAGATGAGATACCAAATAACACGGAGTCTTGGTTTATTTCCAGGGTATTAAAACAATTTAAGAAAGATAGACCTAACTATAATGCTGTTCTTTCTTTTGCAGATGCAACTCAGGGACACATAGGAGTAATCTATCAAGCAACCAATGCTATTTATGCTGGTATGTCAGGTAAAGCAACTTTCTTTTTAGATGAGACAGGTAGGTTAAGACACCCACGTCAGAATGGTCACAACATAACTAAAGAGGAAGCCCAAGATCGAGGTTGGAAACCAGTTAAAAGAGAAGGAAAGCACCGATACTTGTACTTATTACCAAATGATAAGCGACATAAAAAAGAACTGATAAAGAACTTAATGCTTCCTTCGTTACCTTATCCAAAGGTTGTTACTGAATAATCTTGCTGGGTTTCTAACCCTTTCCTGGCAAAACAAAAAGCCCTCGCCGTAACTGGCGGGGGCTTCTTGCTAGCACTCTACAGCGGTTGCTGCCGAGGACTAAATAATAACACTATCCACCAGTAGAGTAAAACCCTTTACCCTTGAAGGTAACACCAGGTGAGTCCCACTTACGCACCATAGGTATGTGGCAGTCAAAGCAAGATGGTTCACGTGGTTCCTCGTGGATACTACGTTCAATAGTTAATACGCTGTTGCAATCAGGGCAACGATAGTCGTACTGCATTAGAGCTGCACCGCTTCCTCTATGGGTAGATAACCTACTAACTTACTAATCTTATTCGAGCGTGAGAATTCTGTTGTCGCTGGCATCCAATGACTTACCCATTCAGGTTCAGGTACATCCATCAGGTCAAAAGAAAAGACACCTTTCGGTGTCGAGTTGATGTAGAACGGGATTAGATCTCGCTCAGCAGCCTGCGTTATCAGCTTGCGATACTTCATCTCTTCAATCAGCAAGGTATCGTAGTGAGTGTAACGACACTTGAGTTCTATGTAGTGGCTAGCGCTAACGCTGATGCAGTCAAAGGCATCATAGATACCAGGTGCCTTCTCTAAATCTGGATACAAACTAGACTTCAAGTAGTCGAACAGGTCTTGTTCTTTCATTGCCACGGACTCTGCCCTCCGAGTTGTTCAATCAACTTACGCATAGCGTTGTCGCATCTGCGATCTGCGGTAGAGACAGCGCACTCAAACTGAGCTGCAATCTGTTGCAATGTAAAGTTCTCGTGGTGACGAAGGCGCAGTAGTGTCTGCTCTTCAATATCTAGTTTCAGGTATGAACGCTTGATGTCAATGAGGTTGACTAACAGGTTGCCACCTTCTGATGGGCTGGACTTACCCTTCGGCTGTCCATCCTGCACCATCTGTTGTACCTGTTCTAATACTGTGCCATCTATGACTGATGCAATAACAAAGGGTAGTAATCGTCCGATACTAACCGACTCGTAGTAAGCCTCATCTGTTGTCTGATAGCCAGACCTAGATGCTTTCTCCTTGCGAGCATAGCGTTCTGCTACACGCCTCATCTGGTATGCAATGCGCTGTTCGTTGTGCTTGCGTCGCTCTTCATTCTCTTCACTCAACTGCTCAGTGATGTAAGCATTGCGAGTCATAGCCCAAGCCATACACTCTTGCTTGATGTCATCACGTTCCACATAATTCTTATACCTGCGATAGATAGTTCCAGCTACGCTAGGTACCAAGTCGTAAACGACTGGATGTAACTCAGTCATCGCATTACCACAACTGCCGATGGGAACGGAGCGGAATTACGCTGGTCCCCAAACTTGAGGCGACCTCTAATGAATTCGATTTCATACGCAATGCAATGCTCGTGCCACCAGGAAGTGTCAGTTCGGGAGGGAACCAGCAGTACCACTGTGCATCCCTTCTTGCTTTCAGCTTCTGCTTTAGCAACCCAATCTTTGATCGTGCGTCCGTAGGGTGGGTTAAGCCACACGTTCCCACCGTTACTATCGCTAGCCCAGTCATTATGAAACGCATCTCTACGCGCTGGCTCAGGATGGTCGGGGCCATACCAGTTGTCGGGTACCAAAGTGGATGACTGCAACGCTGCTGCGTCCAAAGAAAAATTAAACGTGTTGTTGTATCTTTCAAAGAAAGCACGTGGTGTAGTCCACGTATCATCGTTGGAGGTTTTGAAAGTATCAGTTTTATAAAACCCCTCAGTCATTATCCCGCACTTCAGGCCATACGCCATCTAATACCATCATTGCAATAGCTGAGTAGTTCAGTAAGTCTAAGAAAGAATCACGCAAGGACTCGTTGCTTGGCTTAACGCCAGAGTCTAGCAAGTTATTGATGCGAGCTATCTTGTCCCACATACGTACACGCAAACCATTAAGTGGTCCACCTGGTGAGTGAGCAATGTTCTTTGGGCCGTAGTCGTGATGCTTACGCACCAATAGATTGCCAGCCTGATCCATAATACGCCAGACATCTGCAATGAACGCCTCGTCTACCTTGCCTGGATCGGACGAACTAACAAGGTCTCGGTTTCCGTATTGATCTCTAGGATCTGAAAGCCCATACGCTGCAAAATCTGTACCATCTGTGACCATTCAGCCTTATCCAATCTGCTCACCTACTAGCAAAGCACGTGTGGCATCTGCCCCGTGTGCTAGGTAGTAGTCATTGATGTCCATACCTGGTGGTAGTGTAACAATAACTGAGTTCATTACCTCGTTAGCAACACGCTTGGCAAACTCAGCTCCAGGATTAGACCCATCCTCTTTGATGTCATTGTCTCCGACAACATAGATGGTTTCATAACCATTAAATAGTTTTGGAAAGTGTGGCTTCCAAGCAGCAACACCTGGTACACCCACTGCTGGGATACCAAGTACACCGCTAGTTACAACTGCATCTAACTCACCTTCGCACACCACAATGTGTGGTGAGTCAATGGTGATGTCGCATACGTTATACAGGTGTGCCTTCTGTCCAGTAGGACTACCGTACTTAGGCTTGCCATCATCTATACGTCTGAACTTAAAACCTACGCAACTACCACTGGCAGTGATGTATGGGATAGACAGCCAACCCTCGTGCATCTCGTGTCCATTGTGTGGCTCGGTAACTGTACCTAGTTGAAACTTAGCTGCAACTAATTCAGATATCCCACGTGCGGCTAGCACGTCTAGCACCTCTGGACTTATTGCCTGTGCGTATCGCTGCGCCGCTTCCAGCAGCAATTTCGACTGCACGTTTGAGGCCATCTATAAACTCCAAGTTCTCTAGGATGCAGACTATGTTGACTGCATTGCCACCTTTACCACAGGTTTGACAGTAGTAAAGGTTGGTATCTACGTTCATTGAGGCAGATCTATGTGAGTCATTGTGCATCAAACACTTGACTCTTATTTCACCGGTGCCACCTCGTACTTCACCGCCGAAGAAACTTACGATTGGTTCTATTGGGATGGTGTTAGCTTGGATGCGGTTACTCTTGTGTGACCTGGCCCAGTCTTGTGTTGACATACGCACCCCTTGTCGTCGCACTTGTCGTGCCAGTTAGAGGCACGCTTGTAGTGAGTAAGCGTGTTCTCTTCTCCGCCCTTATGACAGTTTTGGCAGATCATCCTTCTGTCTCACTTCCACCTTCGACCACCTCTTGCTCTGTGGCATCGGCTTCCCCCGCTGTGATGTCTTCCTGCGCTTCTTCAACGACTTGATTACTGACGGCATCTGGGTTACTCCATATCTCTGTTGTTGTAATTTCTCCACCTGGTACTGGCATTACTTCTTCTCCTTTAACCATTGATTTAAGTTTTGTATTACCCAAGCATCTTCGATGCTAGCGTTGCGACGCTTAACCACAACGTAGGAAAGAGGGACTTCCCCAAGACCTCTAGCCTTTGCGTAGTTAAGC